CGCTACTTTAGAACATAAAACAGAAGTTGAAGGTGTTTCAGTTGTTGAATCTTGGACAGTTGAAAATCCTAAAATGGATAAAACTGCTTTGTATGATTTAAACGCTACAGAAGGTTCTTGGGCGGTTATTATGAGTATTGATAACGACAAAGTTTGGGCAGAAATTAAAAATGGAACTTATTTAGGCATAAGTGTTGAAGGTTATTTTAGTGATGAACAAAAACTATCAGCTCAAAATAAAGAACTTGAATTGATTGAAAAAATTAAAGAATTGATTTTATCAAACGAAAAAAAAAAGTCCAATTAGAAACATATAACGACTACCCAAAAAAAGCTACAGAAAATGCTAAAATAGCTTTGCGTTGGGCAGAAGAAAACGGTTGGGGTTCTTGTGGAACTGCTGTAGGTAAAGCAAGGGCAAACCAATTAGCTAATCGTGAAAACATTAGTGAAGATACTATAGCACGTATGGCTTCATTTGAAAGACAAAGACAAAATTCAAATAAAGAATTAGGTGATGGTTGCGGTAGATTAATGTGGTTAGCTTGGGGTGGTGATGCAGGTATAGAATGGGCACAACGAAAACTAAAACAAATTAGAAATGAATAAGAAACTAAAAGTAACATCACCAAAAGGTGGTAAACGTGGGTGTTTGTGTAAAGATAACACTTACAACTCTAAATGCTGCACCGGTGAATTAAGAGCGCAAGGTATAGGTAGTTTAGTAGGTCAAGGTAACGAGCCTGCACCAAGTAATTTATAACAATTTAAAACAACAATTATTAATAAATAAAAAATGTATTATGAATGTAATTAACGAAATCAAAACGTTATTGGGAATGGAGGTAAAACTTGCCCAAATGAAACTTGAAGATGGTGTTACAGTAATTGAAGCAGAAGTGTTTGAACCTGAAGCAGCCGTATTCATTGTAAATGGTGAAGATAGAATTGCTTTGCCTGTAGGAGAATACAAACTTGAAGATGGCAGTGAATTAAAAGTTGAAGTAGAAGGTGTTATTGCTTCTATTGAAATGCCTGAAGAAGAAGAAGTTGTTGCACCTGAAACTGAAGAAGTAGAAACTACTACAGAAGAAGAAATGAGTGCTGCACCTGCTACTCCTAAACGTGTAGTTGAATCAATCACTAAAGAAATGTTCTTTTCTGAAATTGAAAAACTACGTGCTGAAATTGCTGAATTAAAATCAGTAAAAGAAGAAGTACAATTAAGTGCTGAAGTTGATGTTCAACCTTTAACACATTCACCTGAAGTTACTTCAACTATTAAATTAAATAAAATATCACCTAATCGAGCAATGTCTACACAAGATATTGTAATGTCTAAACTTTTTAACTAAATATAAAAAATGGCTACTACTACTTCTATTACTTCGACCTATGCAGGCGAATTCGCAGGAAAATATATTTCTGCTGCATTACTTTCAGGTTCTACTATTGCAAATGGTGGAATCGAAGTTATGCCTAACGTAAAATACAAACAAGTAATTCAAAGAATTGCTACAGATGGTATCGTTAAAGATGCTACTTGTGATTTTGATGCTACTTCTACAGTTACTTTAACTGAAAGAATTTTGCAACCTGAAGAATTCCAAGTGAACTTGCAATTGTGTAAAAAAGACTTTCACCAAACTTGGGAAGCTATCACAATGGGTTATTCTGCCTTTGATACTTTGCCTCCTTCATTTGCTGATTATTTGATTTCACACGTAGCTGCTAAAGTTGCTGAAAAAACAGAACAAAACATTTGGAAAGGTGTTAACGCTAATGCAGGTGAGTTTGCAGGTCTTGTAACATTGGCTACTGCTGATTCTACTGTTATTGATGTTGCTTCACCTGCTTCAGGTGGTATTACTGCTGCTAACGTAATTGCTGAACTTGGAAAAGTTGTAGACGCTATTCCTGCTGCATTGTACGGAAAAGAAGATTTATACTTGTACCTTTCACAATCAGCTGCTCGTGCTTATGTACGTGCTTTGGGTGGTTTTGGTGCTTCAGGTTTAGGTGCTAATGGTACTAACTCAATGGGTACACAATGGTGGAACAACGGAAGTTTGTCTTTTGATGGTGTAAAAATCTTCGTTGCAAACGGAATGGCTGATGATTACGTAATGGCTGCACAAAAATCTAATTTATTCTTCGGAACTGGTTTGTTATCAGACCAAAACGAAGTTCAATTAATTGATATGTCGCCAATCGATGGTTCACAAAATGTAAGAGTTGTAATGCGTTTTACTGCTACCGTTAACTACGGAATTGGAAGTGAAATTGTATTGTACACTCCTGCTGCATAATCATAACAAATAAACAAGAAAAGGGTGGTGGAATAAACACCACCTTTTTTTTTATTATTACTTAAAATAAAAAAAGATAATTAACTGATTATCAATAACTTATAAAAAAATATAAAAATGGCTTGTGATTTAACACTTGGAAGATTAGAACCCTGTAAATCAGCAGTAGGCGGTTTAAAAGCCGTTTATTTTGTTAATTGGGGTGATGCAACAGGATACACATACAATGGTACAAATACAGATGTAATTGATACTGTTACAGGTACACCTACTGCATACAAATACGAATTAAAAGGAACTAATAGTTTTGACCAAACTATAACTTCATCACGTGAGAACGGAACTACGTTTTTTGACCAAAGTTTAAAACTTCAATTAAAAAGTTTAGATGTAGTTACACACAAACAAATTAAACTACTTGCTTATGGTAGACCACAAGTAATCGTAGAAGATAACAACGGAAACTTCTTCTACTGTGGTTTAGAACACGGAATGGATGTTACAGGTGGAACTATTGTTACCGGTACTGCAATGGGTGATTTATCAGGATACACATTGGAGCTAAAGGGGATGGAACGTGTAGCAGCTAACTTCTTAGGTGATACTTTAGCTGATGTAGGGTTTACTGTAGTTTCAGGAACTTAATTTATTCTTACAATTTAATTAAGGGTGGCATTAGCTGCCCTTTTTTATTTTAAAACAATTTCGACTTTTATTTATTATTTAATAAAAAATAGAATGATAGTTTTAAAGGATTCTACATACTCACAAAATTTCAAGTTTATGCCACGTAGTTGTAATATTACTTCTATGGTGTTTAAAGATGAATTAGCAAATGTAGACCACGAAATAGAAAACCCTGTACTTGTAGTAGAAAAGTATTGGATGCAATTTCAAGAAGATTTAACGTTTGAATTCTTAATAGATGGTCGTACTTATGCTTTAACTTGTTTTGATGGCGCAAATGTCGTTTATAGGGATAAAGTAATGTGTACAAATCAATCTATTTCTACTTACACAATTAATCAGGGTGTTTACGTTGCAAACGCTACATCTAATGAATTTATAATTTATGGATAATAATATTTCAATAGTTAATTTATCGGCTTATACATCGCCTGAGATTAAGGAGAATAAAAAAGCTAATTACATTGAATACGGAAACGATAATAATTACTTTCAGTATTTAATAGATAGATACTTGTATAGTACTTCAAATGGTGCTATTATTACCGGTATTACTAATATGATATATGGTAAAGGTATCGGTGCATTAGATGCTAATAAAAAGCCTAATGAGTATGCGCAAATGATTTCTTTAATTAAACCTGATTGTTTAAAAAAAGTAGCATTAGAACGCAAATTATTGGGAATGGCTGCAATGCAGGTTGTAATGGAAAAGAAACAAGTAAAATCTATTTCACACTTTCCTATGCATACTTTACGTGCTGAAAAATGCAACGATAAAGGCGAAATTGAAAATTGGTATTATTTCCCTGATTGGACAAAGAAAAAACCAAGTGAAGAACCTAAAAAGATTCCTGCTTTTGGTTTTGGTAATGGCAACGAAGTAGAAATTTATATTGTAAAACCTTACGTTAGTGGCTTTCACTACTATACACCCATAGATTATTCAGGTGCGTTACCTTATGCCTATCTTGAGGAAACTATCTCGGATTATCTAATTAATGATATTTCTAACGGATTTAGTGGTACTAAAGTTATCAATTTTAACAATGGTATTCCTTCTGAAGAAATGCGTGATAGAATAAAAAGCGATGTGCTTTCTAAACTAACAGGCGCACGTGGTGAAAAAGTAATTGTAGCTTTTAACGCTAATGCAGAAAGTAAAACTACAGTTGATGATTTACCTTTAACTGATGCACCTGCACACTACGAATACTTAAGTAAAGAATGTTTTGAAAAACTAATTGTAGGACATCGTGTAACTTCGCCTATGCTTTTAGGAGTTCGTACAGGTGATGGTGGTTTAGGTAATAATGCAGATGAAATTAAAACTGCTACTTTGTTAATGGATAACATTGTTATTAAACCATACCAAGAAGAACTATGTGCTGCTTTAGATGAAATTTTAGCAGTTAATGGTATTTCTTTAAAATTATACTTTAAAACTATTCAACCATTAGAATTTACTGATTTAGAAAATACACAAACACAAGAACAAGTAGCAGAAGAAACAGGTTTAAGTTCACACACTTGTTTAAGCTCAGATTTTACAGATGAAGAAGGCGAAGCGTTATTTGATTCTTTAGCAGGTGAAACAATAGATGATGAATGGGAATTAGTAGATAAACGTGAGTATTCAGATTCAAATATATCTATTGAAGAATGGGCAAATTCTAAAATTAAAGCTAAACAAACTTTATTTGAAAAGTTAGCTGATGTTATTAAATCTAATCCAAGTGCTAAAAGTACATTAGATAAAAAAACTTTTAAAGTACGTTATGAATATGCTGAAAAGTATTCAAGCGGTAATTCACGTACTTTTTGCAAACGAATGATGGGTAGAACTGCAAATGGTGTTGTTTACAGAAAAGAAGATATAGACCAAGCGAGTTTTATAGGTGTAAATAATTCTTTTGGGCATAAAGGTCAAAATTATTCTTTGTTCAAATATAAGGGCGGAGTTAACTGTGGCCACGTATGGAATGAGAATCTTTATAGATTAAAAACAAAAACAGATGGTACACCTTATGTAGATAAATCATTAAGTTCAAGTGAAGAAGTTTCATCTATTGCGGGTTACAATCCAAATCCTGCAGGTTGGTCAGAAGCACAAATTGCACCAATAGATATGCCAAACAGAGGACACCACCCAAATTTTAAAAATTAACAAATGGCACAGGCACTATTTATAACACGTGATGATATTGTAAAATTTACTGCATTAAATGGGAACATTGATACTGATAAATTTATACAGTTTATTAAAATCGCTCAGGATATTCATATACAGAACTATCTTGGTACTCGATTATTTAAAAGGATTAATGATGATATAGTTTCAGGTGATTTAGAAGAACCATATACAACGCTTTTAAGCACGTATATTAAACCTATGGTAATACATTGGTCTATGGTAGAATATTTGCCCTACGCTGCTTATACTATTGCTAATAAAGGTGTATTCAAACATTCAAGCGAAGCAAGTACAAACGTAGATAAAAACGAAATAGATTTCTTGATTGAAAAAGAGCGTGATGTAGCACAATCTTATACAAATAGATTTATAGATTATATGTGTTTTAATCAATCTTCGTTTCCTGAATATAACCAAAATTCAAACGCTGATGTTTACCCTGATTCTTCTGCAAACTTTACAGGATGGATACTATAAAAGAAACATACAAACCCAAAGAAAAGAACGTACAAAAATTACAATTATTTTTAAATAAAATAGAAAATGAGTTTAAACTTCACACACATAAAGTCAGATACGTTCGAGGCAGTAAACTTCGAGATTAATGTAGATACTGTACCGGTAGATTTAACAGATACTATTATTCGTATGCAACTGCGCAAAGAATACGGTGGTGTAGTTGGTTTATCATTAACTTCTGTAGGTAATGCAGGAATTACTATTACAGATGCTCCAAATGGCTTATTTCGTATCAATCAGCAAATTATAGATATACCTGCTTTTAATTACATTTATGATATTGAATTCGATTTTGATGGAGTTGTAAAAACTTATATTTCAGGGAATTTTTTAATTAAAAATGATGTAACCCGCTAATGTGTGAAAATGTAAACATAAACGTTTCTGAAACTAACGAAACAATTAATATAGTATCTTCTGAAATTCAAGAAGTAATTGATATTAATGTGTTTGAAACTGCTGAAGATGTTACTTTAAATATTACTGAACAACTAATTCAAGTAAACGTAAACAAAGTAACTGCTGCTGAACAAATACAATCTGATTGGAATCAAACAGATGTAGATGCATTAGATTTCATTAAAAACAAACCTACTTCTACTTCTGACTTTATAAACGATGGTGAAGATGGTGTAAACCCATTTATAACGGCTGCCGATATTCCCGCTGCGGTCACTTCGGTAGGATTGACAATGCCCTCAGCGTTTAGCGTAGCAAATAGTCCAATCACAAGCGCAGGAACTTTAGAAGTTACAGGTGCAGGTACTGTTAGTCAATACGTGCGAGGCGATGGCTCACTTGCAAACTTCCCTACATCAACAGGTGGAGGGTCGTCTTTGGCTTTTTATTTAAACGGCTCAGTTTCGCAAGGCACATTTGGTGGTGTTGCATTTAAAGAGATGGACAGAACTCCGATATTAGGAGCAGGGACTGATTTTACAATAAGTTCTAACGGATATATTCAATCATTTATAACTGATGCAAACGTTCCTAATTTATTGGAAATTCCTGCGGGTAATTGGAATTTTGAAACGTATTTTAGTGCGTCAAGTAATGGCGGTAGTCCTTCATTTTACATTGAGTTATACAAATGGGATGGAACAACTTTATCTTTGATAGCGTCAAACTCAGCAAATCCCGAAGGCATTACAAACGGAACGGCAACACATCTTTATCTTAGTGCATTACCTATCCCACAAACAACGTTAGCTTTGACCGATAGATTGGCGGTAAGAATATATGTAAACAATTCGGGCCGTACAATTAAACTACATACTGAAAACGGACACCTTTGCGAAGTCATTACAACATTTTCGACAGGATTAACTGCGCTAAACGGATTGACTGCGCAAGTCCAATCATTTGCAACAGGCACAAGCGGAACGGATTTTGCTATAAGTTCAACAACTGCAACGCACACCTTTAATCTTCCAACGGCTTCGGCTGCAAATCGTGGAGCTTTATCATCTACGGATTGGAGTACATTTAACGGCAAATTCACTTTACCCGCACTAACAAGCGGCAGCGTTTTATTTTCAAATGGCACGACCATAGCGCAAGACAATAGCAACCTATTTTGGGATGACACGAATAATCGTTTAGGAATTGGAACGGCAACTCCAACATCAAGGCTTCACATTGCTGCTCAAGGTGCGTTATCAACTGACATAGCTTTTAAAATTAGAAATTCTGCAAATACAGCAGACATTTTAAATGTGAATGGATTAGGTGTGATGGAAATGATAAACACTGCTCTTTCATTACAATTACTTAATACAACAGGTGTAGGAGTTCAATTTAGAAATGGTGCAGGTTCAACATCATATACATTAAGAGGATGGAATACAAATACAGGTGTTTATACTCCGCTTAATATTGATGCTAATCAATTAAATTTAAACACATTATCAAATTCAAATGTAATTTTTGGAAGTGGAAACGTACTAATAAACACCATAACCGACGCAGGTTTTAAATTAGACGTAAACGGCACGGCGAGGGTTAACGGCTCAACTACATTTGGAACACTCGGAACAGGCACAGGGATGTTTTGGGATAATACGAATAATGGGTTAACTTTAGGAGGCACTACTTTAGATTCAAATATTATTTTTCAAATAAATGGAAGTAAAGGCGCAAGGATAAGCGGAACAGGTGCGGGATTTGGATATAGTTTAGTAAGAGGTAGTGAAACTTCATCTTTTTTAAATAGTGCAAGTGCAGGAGTTTTATCAAGTACAACTACTTTAGCTTTTAATACTGCAGCAACTATAAGGGTGCTTGTTAATTCAAGCGGAAATATATTAATAAACACTACAAGCGATGTTCCAAGTTCAAAGCTAACAATTGCAAGTACTACTCAAGGATTCCTGCCACCGAGAATGACGACTACACAAAAAAACGCAATAGCTACACCCGCTGCGGGATTGGTTGTTTACGATACAACTTTGAATAAATTATGTTTATATACAACAACTTGGGAAACCATAACTTCATTATAAAATGGCACAAATACAACCGATTAATTTCCCCTTTACAGGCGAAGCGACACAATTAAAAGTTTTAATACTTAACTTTGAAACGACTGCGAACACTTGCACGACTTACAACGAACTATTGACCGACGAAGGTATAGTATGTTCGTCTTGGAATTACACCTTAACTGATGAGGAGTTTTCAGCGTGGGGCGAAGACAATACGTGGATTGAATCTTGCGTAGCAAAAGACAAAAACATTACTATTTTAACATACTAAAAATGGAAGAATTAAACGTACTTAAACAAGCGATTGAAATAGCAGTAAAAGCGGGAGTTTATCAAATGGCTGACGTGGTTGCTTTGTCGCAAATACTTGACAAATTAGCGGCTAAATTGCAAGACGATGAAGCAAATTAAGGAGCATTTATTGCCTATTATTTTAATCGTTTTGGGAATACTTGACCAAACGACACACTTGCTTGTAGAGTTGATTAGTCAGTTAGGTTTACCTGAATACGTAGGAACTATATTTAAAATATTAGTAATTGTACTTGGTGCTGCAAAACTATATTTAGCACAACCAAATAAATTTAAAAATGAGTAATTTAGAAAGTGAAAGATTAGACAGAATAGAACAACACTTAAAACTATTAAAACAAGATAGTGAAATTCGTTCTGCTGATATAAAAGAGATTAAAATAGCTTTAATAG